GTGGTTGAAACAACAGAGGATTTGCAGCCGTTCCTCGACTTCACCCGGCAACACAAAGTTCTCGGTGTGGACTCCGAAACCACCGACCTCCGCATCTACTCCGACGACTTCCGGTGCCGTCTGGTGCAGTTCGGCACAGCCGACGAAGCGTGGGTGATACCGGTGGACAAAGGTGGGGCGTTTCGTCACGCCGCACGAACCGTGCTGAAGCACATCGACGGCATGGTGTTGCAGAACGCCGCTTTTGACCTTCAGGTGTTCGACAGGTGCGTCGGGGTTCCTATGGAGGAGTTGTGGCCGAAAGTTGCGGACACCCGCATCCTGGCGCATCTGGTGGACCCTCGCGGGGTGTCGGAGGGCGGTCCTGGTTTGTCTTTGGAGGACTTAACACGGCACTACATCGAACCTGCGGTGGCCGATGAGGTCAAGGGGTTGATGAATGTGTTGCGGCTGCAACACAAAACAACGAAACAGCACATTTGGCGGGTGGTGCCGTTGGACGATCCGCAGTACGAACTGTACGCCGGGATGGACCCTGTTTTGGCTTACCGCCTGTACCGCAAGTTGGCCCCGCTGGTCCCGAAAGAGTCCCGTCATCTGATCGAGCAGGAACGCAAACTCGCTGAAGTGTGTTCGTACATCGAACGCCGTGGGTTCCTCCTCGATGTCGAGTACACCAAAGAGTTGTCCGAAACATTCAGGGACACAGAGGAAGCGTACGCATGGAAAGCACGGCAGTTGGGGTGCGAAAACATTTTCTCACCTGAGCAGTTGGCTGACACTTTCCAGTCCAGGGGGCACACGTTCACTGAGTTCACTCCGACAGGGAACCGGAAGGTTGACAAGGTGTTGTTGGAGCGTTTGGTGGCTTCTGGTGACGAGTTCGCCGGGGCGGTGTTTGAGGCTAAGAAAGCGCGGAAGTGGAGGACAACGTGGGTGGATGGTTTTTTGGCTGGTGTGGATGCGGGCGGCAGATGCCACGCATCAATCAACCCTTTGAGGGCACGCACAGCCAGGATGTCGATAACCGGGATACCGGCACAAACGCTGCCGGCTGGAGACTGGTTGATCCGGCGCTGCTTCGTTGCTGACGAAGGCCACCTTATAGCTTCGGTGGACTACCAAACCCAAGAGTTGCGGGTGTTGGCCGCACTGTCGGGGGATCAGACGATGATCCGGGCTTTCCAAACCGACCAGGACTTGCATCAGATGACCGCCGATGTTTCGGGGGTGGACCGCAAGATCGGGAAAATGGTGAACTTCGCTTACGTGTACGGCTCGGGGCCAAGGAACATCGCGGAGCAAGCCGACATTGATGTTCTGACCGCCCGGAAGGTCATTGCCGGTTTCGAGTCACGTTACCCAAGGGTTAAGGAGTTGTCTCAACGGTTGCAGCGTCAGGCTGTGGCTGAAGGGTTTATCACTACCCCGTTTGGGCGCAGGCTTCCGGTGGATAAGGACAAGACGTATGCGGCTTTGAATTACATGGTGCAGTCATCATCCAGGGATATAACTGCCCAAGGGTTGTTGCGGTTGCACGCAGCCGGGTTCACACCGTATGTGCGGTTGCCTATTCACGATGAGGTTTTGGCTTCTTTGCCGGCGAATAAAGCTGCTTGGGGTGCGGAAAAGATTGGTGAGCTTATGGCTTGCACGTTTAAGGGTGTGCGTGTGGGTACGGACGCTGAGGTTGGTGGCCGTTCCTGGGGCTCGCTTTACGGCGCTGAATACTAGACAATAGGTAAAGGAAAACATATGAGAGTTCTTGTTGCTTGCGAGTTTTCTGGACGAGTGCGTGACGCTTTCCGAAAGCGGGGCCACGACGCTTGGAGTTGCGACATTCTGGAAACCGACGCTGACCCCGCCTACCACATTCAAGGGGATGTCCTCGAACACTTGGAAGCCGGCTGGGATTTGATGATCGCCCACCCGCCCTGCACACACTTGGCTGTTTCAGGTGCCAGATGGTTCAAAGACAAGCAGATTGAACAGGCTGAGGCACTGGGTTTCGTGAAGCAACTATTGGATGCCCCTATCGAACGTATCGCGTTAGAGAACCCTGTCAGTGTAATCAGCACCCGCATCCGTAAACCAGATCAGATCGTGCAGCCTTGGCAGTTTGGGCATGGGGAGACTAAGGCCACTTGCTTGTGGTTAAAGAATCTGCCCTTACTTGTTCCAACAAATGTTGTTGATGGTAGAGCCAACACTGTTCACAGGATGCCGCCCGGCGAGGACAGGTGGAAGAAACGCAGCCTGACATACCAAGGCATTGCGGATGCTATGGCTTCCCAATGGGGTCAACTTGACACTAGGTGACACTGTACGGTTCGGATTATTAACTTGTTCCGCTGCCAGCGGAATCATCGAATTAACGGAACGAAAGGGTTTGACAATGGATGAGCGTGAGTTTTTCGACAAACTTTACCAAATGTGGGCTAACACCACCGGGGCGCAAGACCGGTACTGGGACTACCAAAAAGACGGCAAAGATTACTTCTTCAACATCAATGCTGTGGGTGAGGATGGTGACGGTAAGTTCGTGGCTTCAGTTCTGTTGGATGAAGACGCTGACTTCATCACCGCTATCCACGGCTGTTTCCCCGATCTGATTCGCACTGTGTTGGCTGCTTTGGATGAAGCGGACAGGGCTGATTTTGATAAGGATGCGCGGGAGTGCCGTATTGCGGAGTTGGAGGCTGAGTTGGCTGAGTTGCGTGCCGATTTGGAAGGGCTGATTGCTGGATGAGCAGACCAGGCTGGAATGACTATTTCATGGGAATAGCAGAAGCGGTATCGGAAAGGAGTGACTGTGAACGCTCGAAGGTCGGTGCGGTGGTTGTTAAAGACCGCCGCGTCAGGGGCACAGGCTACAACGCAAGCCCTGCTGGTACACCTGGGTGTGCTGACTGTCCTCGAAGATTATCGAACGTATCTCCGGGTTCTGACTACACCACAGGGGAAGGCCGTTGTGTGGCCGTCCACGCGGAAATGAACGCTTTGTTGTATTGCGACCGGGAGGATTTGGTGGGTGCAACTTTGTATGTGACTAGGGAGCCGTGTTATGCCTGCGATAAGGCTATTCAGGCTGCGGGTGTTCATGGGGTTGTGTGGCCCCAGCCGGCGAACGCTTATTGCAACCGGTGTGGTATCCCGCACGCTGAGGGGAAGTGTGGACGATGAGTGACCTACGCGAGCGCATCGCCAATGTGCTGCTTCCGGACTTGGAGTACGCCGCCGCATACAACCCAATCCAAGACCCACAGGAACAGGCCTACACGCTGGCCGACGCGGTTATCGCGGAAATAGGGCTTTGGCAACAGTGGAGTAACTGGCATGAGGGCTATTACCGCTACGTCTCTGATTGGAGCCGACGATGAGTGAGTTGCGTGACCGTATCATCGCCGCGCTGGAAGCCAGTTTTGATCGGTTTGGGGTTGACGATTACAACCTGATGGCCGACGCGGTGATCGAAGCCCTCCAACTACAACCCGAATACGGACACCTAGACGAAACCGACAGCGGAATCATCGCAGACACCATCCCAGAACTAGGGGAACCATGCCCAGGCGAAACCCTCCGACACAGGTACATAACACCGTGGAAGGACATCAATGAAACTGACTGAACTGATCCTCCAACTCCACACAATCATGCTGGAAAAAGGGAACCTCGACGTGATGCTGTGGGACGAACAAGGCTGGGTTGAACCCAACCCGAAATACGTTGAGTTCTCAAAACGGGTCGAACTCAACTGACATCTACACACCGACCGTAACGAGGTCTCGTCATGTACGATGTGTAGATGCGTGTACTAGGCCGTATCCGGCTGTCCCGTCTGACCGAAGAATCTACCTCCGCTGCACGTCAACGCGAAGTAATCCAACAGTGGGCTGACACCCACGGGCACGAACTGATCGGCTGGGCCGAAGACCTCGACATTTCCGGCTCAGTCGATCCGTTCGACACCCCATCGTTAGGGCCGTGGCTGCGACCAGACCGGGAAGGGGAATGGGACACGCTGTGCGTGTCGAAACTTGACCGTCTAGGACGCAACTCAATCAAACTAAACAAACTGTTTGGGTGGGCTGTAGACCACGGCAAAACCGTGGTGTCCTGCTCTGAGGGGATAGACCTGGGGACACCGGTAGGCAGGCTGATCGCCAACGTGATCGCGTTCCTCGCGGAAGGGGAAC